ATGAATGATGAAGTGGCACAACTAAAAAAAGATTTTGAATCAATAAATTGGGAGCAATTACGCTCCGAAAACCCGACAGATTGGAACAGTAAGAGATTACAGTTTATGGATCGGGAAAAAGCATTAGTCAATAAACGACAAGATGCTAAACAAAAATACTTGCAACAAAAAAAGCAAGTAACGGAAGAATTGGCAAAAATACGAGAAGAAAAACTACAGCAAGAAGCTGATAGACTTTTTCAGTATTTTCCACAGTGGGAAAACAGAACGACAATGGAAGCCGAGCAAGCGGAAATAAGAGAATATCTGTTAAATAATGGCTATACGGTAGATGAAATCAATGACGATAATGGCATATTACAAACCGATGCAAAGGCTATTAGGTTAGCCCACAAGTCAATGTTATATGACAAAAGTCAGAATACCAGTAAAGCCTCGAAGAAAAAAATAGCCGCCATAGGTAAGAAAGTGCTTAAACCAAGTGCAAAAAGAACTAAAGCGGCCGTTACAGCAGATGCAACTAAGAAAGCCCATGCCCGTTTGAAAAAATCAGGTAAGGTAGAGGACGCATCTGTGTTAATTTCACAACGATTTAATAGAGGTAGATAAAAATGGCAGTACCAGCAGGTTCATACCAAACTTATTCGGCTGTGGGAGAGCGAGAAGATTTAACAGATATTATTTATGATATTTCGCCTCTTGACACGCCTTTCATGACAAACGCAACTAGAGAAACGGCTACAATGACGTTATACGAATGGCAAACCGATTCGTTAGACACAGCCGCTAGTAATGCTCAAATAGAAGGTGACGATGCTACAACTAACACCGCATCGCCTACTTCACGATTAGGCAACTATACGCAAATCAGCACTAAAGTACCGAGGGTTACTGGTACATTAAGAGCAGTGAATACTGCTGGACGTGCCGATGAGTTGTCTTACCAGATTTCCAAAAGAGGACGCGAACTGAAGCGTGATATGGAAACTGCATTAACTTCGGCACAAGCTGGAACTGCGGGTGGAGCGGGAACTGCTCGAACACTTGCTGGGCTAGGCGCTTGGCTTAGTACGAACCAAGTTAAGCAAGGTGCTGACGCAACTACACCTCCGACTACTTCGGGCGTTCCTGGAACTGCCCCGACAGCTGGAACAGCGGCTACCTTCGTAGAAGCCAATCTAAAATCTGTCGTGAAGTCTTGTTGGGACAATGGTGGCGATCCTGGAATTGTTATGGCTGGTTCGTTTAACAAACAAATCGCTTCTGGCTTTGCTGGTATCGGTACGCAGTATCGTGACGCACAACCAAATGGTGGACTGGCTCCAGGAAGTGTAATTGGTGCGGCTGATATTTATATATCAGACTTCGGCCAACATCAAATAGTAGCCAACCGTTTTCAACCAGCCGCAACTGTATATGCACTAGATATGGAATACTGGTGTGTAGCATTCTTGCGTGGTATAGAAACGGAAGACTTGGGCAAAACAGGTGACTCTGATAGACGTTTGATTATCACGGAATATACGCTGGGTTCTAAGAACGAAGCGGCAAGTGGTAAGATTTTTACAACGACTACTTCATAAACCCCCTGCCCTCAACGGCACTTGGGGCTTGTTTCGGCAAGCCCCTACTTTTATAGAAAGTTAGACACTTATAGAGAGTTAGATACATTCAGCCTAAACCATTAAGAGGTAAGAAAGATGCCAAAAAAATATGGTAAGAAAAGCTCGGCAAATACTACCGAGACATTTAAAGTTAACAAAAACCAGATGATGAAAAATACTGGCGTATTCAGAACTGGTGCTATGAACCAAATGCCAAAAAATTCAACCTTTGGAAAAATATCTAAAACTCATGGCTAAACGATTACTTGATTATGATCCAGTAACTAAAACCCAAACGTGGCACGACTACGATGAGGTAAACAAGGTTACAACGATTGCTGATATACAGGATTGTGAACCTACTCTGGATTCAAATAAAGCGGTTAGAAACTATGATGTTGGTGGGGCAAAAGGGATAAACGAATATTCCAAGCAAGGTATTAAAAACGATTGGTGGCACGTTGCCTCTATCCCTAATTCTGTTATTGTTAAATGGAAGAAGGAAAAAGGGGTAGATGTATTTAACAAGCACCAGTGGAATGAAGTGAGAAAGCTATTGAATGATAGTGAGTACGCATACCTTAGAACTGGAACAGGGCGTGTCTGAATTATTATTAGATGTACATAACGCACTAGAGCATAATGATACAGAGTTTGCTGGTGCGTGTTTAATAGAACATTTATACGATAAGCCAAACGACACCGATGGTTTAATTTTACTGGCACGATTTCTAATTGATGGCGGTAAAGCCCCTTTTGCATACCCAGTGGCTAAACAAGCTGTGGCACAGCAACGGACATGGCGTACCCTGATGATGTTAGGTGCGACTGAAGCTGTACTACAGACGCCAAAACAAGCCATTAAAACCCTCAACGAAGCCCTTAGAGCGATTCCCAAGAGCGAGCCAGATATTCACAAGGCTATGCTGTATAGATTGCTAGCAAACGCTTATGTGCAAGATTTTAATTTTGAGAAAGCAGAGAATTGGGCGAAAAAATCACTGGCGATAGAGTCACATTCACAAGCTCATACTGCTTATGCGTTTTCAAAGTTACATAAACGTGAATGGCGAGAAGGTTGGTATCATTATAAATACCAGTTAGGCCATGCTGACTTCAGGAAAAAACATGATTATGGTTTGCCAGAGTGGAATGGCGAACAAGATGCTAATTTAATGGTATACGGTGAACAGGGTTTAGGGGATCAGATTGCATTTATGAGTGCGTGTCCTGTACCGCCAAAACAAATTAACTGCCACCCTAAACTAGAAGGATTGTTTAAAGCCACGTTTCCTAAAGCGGAAGTATATGGCAAGCAGTTTGATCCAGAGTTTACTGAAGCCGTTACTTCTACCCATCAAACATCTATGGCCACGATGATGCAGTGGGCAGATATGAAACCCAGAGATGCATATTTAAAAACTGTTCCAGAAAAAGAAATTATGTGGAAAGGATTATTAGATTCTTTAGGTGAAGCACCAAAAATAGGAATTGCTTGGACAGGTGGCGTTACAGGTTCAGATGGTTGGCGAACCAGAAAACTGGATTTAAAAGATTTACAACCTTTACTTGAGTTGCCTATGAATTGGGTATCATTACAATATAAAGATTTTAGTGATGAAGTGGCGGAGTTTAAGAAAAACACTGGTATTACTATTCATGAGTTTTCCTGGGGTACAATGTCGCAAAATTATGAAGATACAGCGGCTATGGTGAATTGTTTAGATGCTGTTGTATGTGTACCCACGACTGTTTACCATTTGGCTGGAGCATTAGGTAAACCAGCATTTGTGTTAGTTCATGAACAACCGCATTGGCACGAAGGACTAGAGGGCGATTGCCCTTGGTGGGAAACGGTAGAATTTTATAGAAGGCCACAGTTAACAACTAAAGGTGCAATTAACGCAGTAACCAACCGTATAAAAGGAAAGTTCAGTGAGAATTTACATTGGTATCGATCCAAGACAGCCAGTAGCGTATAACGTACTACAATGGAGTATAACCAGACGGGCTTCTAAACCTGTTTCTATTATACCCTTGGTGTTACCTACTTTACCTATAACTCGTACTGGACTCACTGATTTTACATATAGCCGTTATTTATGCCCAGCTTTAAGTGGCTACCAAGGTATTAGTTTATTTATGGACGCAGACATGCTCGTATTAGATGACATTTGTAAACTGCAAGAGTTTGTAAGTGATGACTACGCAGTAAGCGTATACAAAAGTAAACAAAAATTTGAATGGCCGTCCTTAATGTTATTTAATAATTCAAAATGTAAAAAGTTAACAACAGAATATATAAACAATCCCGAAACAAAACCTCAATCTTTTGAGTGGGCAGATGCAATCGGTGAGTTACCAGTTGAATGGAACTATTGCGTTGGATATGAAAAAGATGATATAGATGCTAAAATAGTGCATTATACAGCAGGGATACCAGATTTCGCTGAAACAAGAAATTGTAAATATTCGGGAGAATGGCGAGAAGAATATCAATCAATGACAAGTAATTGCAGTTGGTTAGAGCTAATGGGCGATTCGGTTCATGCAGATTTAGTGCTTCAAGAGATACAGGAGCGTAAAAATACATGGCAATTACGACATACGCAGAACTTAAAACAGCAATTGGAAACTGGACAGCAAGAAGCGATTTAACCAGTTACCTAGATGAGTTTATAGATTTAGCGGAAACGTACATAAAACGTGATCCAGCACACCCAGACAGCCCAGAAATAGGTGGAGTCAGGGGTAATATACAAAGATCCACTGGTACATTATCAACCAGTGCATCTACTTTAGCGTTGCCTACTGATTTTCTGGAAGGTTACCGATTAAATTTAACAGCCGATGCTGATTTTAAAGTATTAAGATACGTTGCACCTAACCAGTTATCTTTACATCACCGCTCTGGAACTGGCCAACCAGCTTTTTATACTATCTCAGATGTTATAGAGTTTGAGGTAAAACCAGATAGTACATATGCTTACGAATTTTCATACTACCCACAAGCAACAGCATTATCAGATAGTAATACTAGTAATTTTGTATTATCGGGTTATCCTGATGTTTATCTAAGTGCGTGTTTATTTCATGCTTTTAGATTTTTACAAGATGAACAACAAGCCAGTAGTTGGTTAGGGCAGTATAAAACATCTGCGTGGACAGCATCAGAAACATATCGTAGGCCAAGAGCATCACAAGGTACTATTGGCATAAAAACCGATTCGGCTAACCCATAATGGCTACCCAGACATATACATTTGGTGATTTTCGCCCTGATTTGCCCGACATAGGGACACAAGGGGTTACGTTAGCAAAAAACGTAGTACCGCACCTAAATTCTTATTTGCCTTTTAAAGGTATATCTATAGATTCGACAGCATTAACGGCATATGCAAGAGGTGGTATATCACTATCGGATAAAAATGGTAATACAGAAATGTATTGTGGTGATGCGACTAAGTTATACCGATTAGTTAATTCAAGTGGTGTATTAACTTGGACAAGTATAGGTGGTTCGACTTATGCAACAAGCGATGAGAATTATTGGCAGTTTATAAAATGGGGTGAAAAAGTTATTGCAACTAATCGTGACAATAATATTCAGATAGCCGATTTTGGTGGTGGTACATTTGGTGATTTAGGGGGTAGCCCACCGAAAGCAAAACAAATAGCTGTAGTAAGAGGATTTATTGTTTTAGGTGATATAGATAGCGGAACAGAATTTGTAAGCCGATTACAGTGGAGTGGATTAGAAACGGAAACGTCGTGGGGTACAGTCCCATCAACGCAAGCAGATTTTCAAGATTTAGTAGGTGATGGCGGTAAAATAATGGCTATTGCTGGTGGCGATATTGGTATTGTATTTCAAGAGCGTAGCATATGGGAAATGGAATACGTTGGTTCGCCTATGGTATGGAGAATAAAAGAAACGGCAGTAGGAATGGGAACTGCGGCGTCAAAAAGTGTAATTCGATATGGCAATTCGGTATTTTTTCTTTCACAAGACGGTTTTATGCGATATGACATTGGTGGTGGT